AGATGCTCTCGGCGTTTTGCCGAAACCATCTAACCTTTGGGACCTCGTACCATACAGCTTTGTGCTGAATTGGTTCACTGGTATAGGTCAAAGCATGAGGCGTGATGAGATTATTGCAGTCCTTGCAACGATCCCAGCCTACTTCGTGCATACCTATGCCATCACCAGCCCGTTTACACCCGATGAACTCACACTTTGGAGTCTGTCGAGTACAGACGGTGATCCACTGTCTATGCGGTTGTACTATCGAGACGTAAGTCTCTACGTACCTTTTCCGCGTGACAGTAGATTCGGGTTTGGTATCCCGACTAATCTTCCCCCTATAGGGACGATTGGTTCTCTCCTCTATCAGGTACTTTCCTGATAGCTCGTCCTACCGTTTGAAACGGTATAACAAGCGAAAGGTTTGTTCCAATGTCACTATCGTACTCGATTGACCATGTGGTAACTTCCACAGAGTCGGTGAATGTTGAAGTTGCGGCTAAGTCAGAGATGACCTTAGTCGCAACTGACAATGATGCCAAAAGCGGCGACGTCGTTTCGACGTACGTCCTCGCTTCTGGTGACACTGCCTTCCCCGGTACAGTTTCGTATCGCGTTGGGAATCAATCCCGCGGCGGTGCGCCTGTCCGTCGAATCAGCATCACTTTCAGTACGTGGGCTGCAGAAACAGATAGCGTGAGCGGTGCAATTGTCCGGAAACCGGCCAATTTTACCGTTTCAATGAATCTGCCTGCAGACATGACGCTTGAGCTCGCCGACATTAATCAAGCATTAGGGAACTTATTCAGTTTCCTTTATGCCTCTGTTAGTGCCGGCGCGCGTAACACGGGTTACCTGCAGAAGCTCCTTTACGGATCTCCTCAGGTAGTTTAGTGTTACACTCTCTTCGTCTGTCAACCTCGAGCGGCGTGAAGTCACTTGTCGTGAATAGCGCCGATCTACGGTTGTCAGGTGGACTAGGTGTTGAGCGAAATCGAGAGACTTGTGCTCTCTTTATCGCCTCGTACCTAGCCCTCCTCTCCGACAGCCCCATCTCTCTCAGGAGAAAGCCTCTCCGGCTTTACAAATCGTTCTATCGAACGCTTTGCAATGACCTAAAAGTCACTGTCCTGAGATTCACCAATCTTGCCCAAGATTTGGTTGCTCAATGCAACCTCATGGGCACGTCCTCTTTCAACGGGGACTGGTTGGACGGTTTCGAAGACACACCTGTGTTCTTCGAATATAACCGCTACTACCAGACTGGTGATCCATCCATCATGAAATTCCTCTACACGTTTCTTAACTTCGGAAAGAAGTTGAGTTACGAGGATGAGGATTTCCATGAAACCGCCTTTCGCGGTTGGATGGCTGTTGAACAAAGGCTGAGCGGCCTTAAGTTTGTCCGCGAGGACATCGCTTCTTTGCGATGTATCCTCGTGAACACACTACCTGATCTCACCAACTTCGAGCTCTGGCCAAAACATGGGCCAGGGCAAGTCGCTGATGGTCATATCAGGTCCGTCATCGATAAGCACAGTATCATGCGCTACGATGACGTTATAGACCGCTTCTTCTTCCGTGGCCAGTACGGGATGTACGGCGACGGCGAAGATCTTGGGTACACAGCTGAACGGGTCATTCCTGATCCAATCCGCTGGTACCAAGAGGAGAGTCGACGGCGCACGCCTGCTAGGCTGCGGTTTGTGCCGAAGAACCTAAAGACTTCACGCTCCATATGTAAGGAGCCTGTTGTCCTAATGTTCTTTCAGCAGGCCGTAGCAAGACAGATGTATGCCGCTATCGGGTCATCGAAGTTCTCTAAGTTCATCAAACATAGAGACCAGAGGCGGAATCGCGAGTTGGCGCTTTACGGTTCTTATACCGCAAGCATCGACACGATTGATCTCGCCGCTGCATCGGATAGCCTATCATATGATCTCGTTAAGATGGTGTTTCCACCGTCTTGGCAGATCCCTATGAGGGCCACTCGAAGTTCGATGGTGGAGCTACCGAATGGTGAACTCTTTGCCATACGGAAGTTCGCTCCAATGGGTTCCGCATTGTGCTTTCCGACGCAATGTTTGATCTTTGCGACGGTCTGCATATACGCAACCTACCTGTGGATGAGAGGCTTGCCCCCGGAACTGCCAGCTGAGATGAATGCATGGGACGTGCGGAATGCGACTGATGCGATTAGTTATCGCACAAGAGCATACCGTTACGGTTCCAAACATACTCAGCCCTTAGCAGTTTACGGTGACGACATATGTTGTGACAGCCAAATCACACCATATGTCATGGCCATCCTTGAACGTTTAGGTTTCGAGGTCAACAAGGAAAAATCCTTTGTTGGATCTCAGGCGTTCCGTGAATCATGCGGAGCGTTTTACCTAAACGGTGACGACATTTCACCCTTATACTATAGGGTGAAGGGCGTACGG